TAAGTGTAGAAACAAAGTGCTTAGAGGAAGGGGAAAGAAATAGGAGTGGAAAAAAAGAAGCTTAAAATCAATCGTCATTCGATGAAATATTGCTTGTGAAGAATTTGACCTTAGAGGCTCTATAATTCTTTAATGCATCAAGCATGAAATTTCGTTCATCATCTGTTAATGGGTTTCCATCATCATCTATAATGTTAATATTTTTGATTGTATCAAGAGTCAGTTCATTCACATTAACTTGATTCGTCTCTACATCTTTGCCTTTGTTATCAATATATCTAGGATCGGTAATAAAAAAGCTGAGATCCACATTGAAAAAATCGGAAAGTTTCATCATGGCTTCCAAAGACGGACCTTTAATCTTACCGGTTTCAAGCTTTGATAAATACCCATTACTCAAACCAACTTCTTCAGCAAGACGTCTTATTGATAGTTTAGGTTTTTGCTTGTTTCTTAGTCTGTTTAAGTTTATTCCGATTATTTCGTTTTTTTTATAATCCATTAGATAAAGACACCTCAATTTAATAACACTTAATCAATAACAATAATTATATCATGTTGGAAATTACTTGCTAATAATCCTACTCATATTTACAAATAAAGCTCGCAGCATATAACTCCTCCAAAAGTTATATGTTAATATAAACCTTAAAAGTATTATAATTGAATTAATAGAAAAAGATTGTTTTTAATTTTAGATTAAAAATTCATACTTATTCGACATTTTGCGACAGCATTTTCGACTTTAGAGTGCTAAATTGATTTTGAAAGGTGAGCATATGCACAGTACAGTTAAAAATGATGATATAAGAGACTTTCTGAAAAAACACCTGGATAAAATGGAAAAATCCCAAAATAGTATCGCCAAAGCGATCGGGATTACAAAAGGTTATATGAGTAAATTTTTTTCGGGAAAAGAAATAGCTTTTTGGATGGTCATAGAAACAGTAAGGGAAATTTCACCTAGTGAAGAAAAACAATTGATGAAAGAATACTCTAAAAGTGGCTTCGATAAGAAATACATTTATAGCGCTTTGGAATATTATTACACCAATCAGATGTTTAATGAAATAAGATATATTATTGATAATTATTATTCTGTAGCACCGGACGCTTGTAATGCTTACCGCTTTGCTTTGAACTTTAGAGAATCATTTAAACCGCTTGAACACCAAAGAGCATTAAACAATCTTAAAGCAAAAACTATAGAAGGTAAAACTTTACTTGAAATATTTGAATCATATGTCTATTACAATATCGGGAAGTACGATTTAAGTTTGTATTCAATTGATAGAGCCAAAGAATTTTTAAAAGGAATTAATGATCCATTTCTAAAGAAGAGCTTTAAAGCGAGAATTGATGAAATTCTTGCAAACACGTACCTGAAACAAGAAAATAATATTGAAAAAGCAAGAGATTCTGCAATGTCTTTAATGAAAACAGGTATTAGCAAAAGCCATGTCATGACCGCAACATATTTACTTGGCCTATCCTATTTTTTTGAGTCGTATAAGAAATCACTAAATTACTACAAGCAACTTTTGAAATTATATGAAGAGTTTCCAGAGAGAGAAAAAGAAGTTATCCAAAATAAAGAAGAGATTGCTATTCTTCAATATTACTGGTGTAAAAAAATTGATGAAGATTATAATGTTACACATTTCACACAGGTTCTAAGTGAAGGCAGTTCACTTAATCTGTATTACTTAGATAAATCCTTACGCCCTTATGCATATTTATTTGATGGAATTAGAGAGGTAAGGACAGATAAAATTTTATTATGTTTACACTTTTTCTCTGAACAGCGTGATTACTTTAGAGCTAATATCCCGAAAATCCAGTTGAAAAAAATGGATTTAGATCTTACACTTTAAAGGTCAAGGGAGGTGAAGGTATGAAAGTATTAACTAGCTTATTTATAATAACAATTTTTCTTTTACCAGCCGAAGTGAAGGACGCTGATATGAAGAGTGAAAAAGAAATGATTTTTCAAACAAAAGAAGTAAGAGTAGGGATGTAAAAAAAGACGTTACCAGAAATGGTATCGTCTTTCGTGTTTTAAAGAGGTGTTTCCTGTTTTGGGAAAACAACAAAACAGGAAACACTAGTTAAATTAGGGGGAAAGTATATTGTCTAGTTACGAACAACTTATTGAAAAAATAGAGAGAGAAATATCTAAAATAAAGAAACTTGAAGAAGAAAGCAAAAAAAAATAAATTATTCTTTTCCTTTTAAATAATTTTCTCTTAATTCTCTTAGTTCTTTTAGGCGATCAATTACATAATTAATTTCTTCTTTTGTGATTTTAGAGCCGTTGTCATGAACAATGTTTAATTTTTCAAGGTCATTTATATTAATATGTTTGCTTGAGAATAATTCGTTCTCTTTTTCAGTAAAGCTATTTATGCTTTCTTCATCCAAAAATAAATATGAACTATGTACATCAAAATAATCTGCTATTTTATTTATAACTTTAACGGAGGGAATTTGTGAGTTATTCTCAATTCTAGATAAATAGCTTTGAGATATACCAATTTCCTTAGCTGCCTCTTCTACAGTTTTCTTCTTTTTTAAACGTAGACGCTTTACAGCAAAACCGATTTTTCTATTCTCCATTTTTAAACCACCTTTGATCGTAACAGTTTAACCAAAATTACATAATAATTATAGCATACTGACTTTCCAGACGGGAATATTTCTTTTGGAAAAGACTTGCCAATAATATTCCTGTGTGGTATATTCATTCCTGACAGGAATATTAGGAGGTGCTGTGTGATTGACCTTAATGAACTAGCTAAAATGTTGAAAACGAAAAGAAAAGAGAGTGGTCTTTCTCAAGAAGAATTCGCAGAAGTGATGGGTTTTACGGGTTCTTATATATCGAGACTAGAAAACGGAAAAATTTCTCCGACTTTTAAAAGCTTAGAGAGAATTTCAGAACAAGTTGGCATAAAAGCCAAGCTTTTTTTTGGATAATTTAATACCTGTCAGGAATAATGGTTGGGGTTTTTTAATATTCAAATTTGAAACTGCTGATTTTTTTGGTGGGTAGTCCTACTGTCCACATTGCATATTATGTTTCGAGGTGATCTTTATGGCTAAGAAAAAGCAAAAGCGGAAAAGCAACTTGTTTCTCGGAGAAGTTTTCTTTGGAACAGAAGACAGAGAAAAACTTTTTACTGAGGCTGTGGCGCCTTATTACACACCAGTAAAAAAAGAAAAGAACAAAAAAACTAAAGAGGCTTGAAACATTTGTTTCACCTTTTTTTGAAGGACAAGCCTAATCATAAAAAGAGGTGAGTAACTCGTGGCAAAATTTCGCCAAGTCTATACAACATTTTGGAATGATCCGAAGGTTACTGAAGAAATGACACCAGAGGACAGGTACTTTTATTTGTATCTCATCACTAATCCAAATACTACTCAAATTGGTGTGTACTCAATTACAAAAAAACAAATGGCTTTTGATTTAGGGTATTCCATCGAGTCAATTAATAGCCTTATGGATCGATTCGAAACCCATCATGAATTAATTGTTTATAACAACGAAACAAGAGAATTAGCTATAAAAAATTGGGCTAAATACAACTTGAATAAAGGTGGAAAACCAGTACTGGATTGTGTTGCAAAGGAATTAAGAGAAATCAAAGATAAATCGCTAATACGACTGGTTTATGCATACGTGAAAAATGACAGTATCAGGGAGTTGTTTGAACGATACGTCAACGACTCGTCAACGATACGTCAACGACAAGTGGACAATAAGAAGAATAATAATAAGAAGAATAAGAAGAATAATAAAGATATATTGTCGGGCAACCCGACTGTTAATCCTGAAACTCAAGAATCTGAAATTCCATTCAAGCTGATTGTTGATCTTTTGAACAAAGTAACAGGAAAGTCTTTCAGACATTCATCTGCTGCTACACAAAGATTAATTAAAGCACGCTGGAATGACGGATTCAGATTTGAAGACTTTAAAACAGTGATCCTGACAAAAACTAATCAATGGCTTAAAGACGACAAAATGAATAAATATCTGCAGCCAACGACGTTGTTCGGGACAAAGTTTGAAGGATACCTGAATGAAGGTGCGGGGGTGATAAAACGTGCAGAGCATCAAATCAGTGGCAGCGGGACCCTTAAACGCAAGAATGACCTTCCATTCTGATTTTTGTGAGAAACACACATACACCAGAGGTAACAAGGATGTCGTAAAGCCTGTTCGTATGATGATCCTCAATGGCAAGGTGGTCTGTCCACGGTGTGAACTGGAGGCAGATGAAAAAAAGCTTCAAAGAGACTTAGAGAGTCAGATAGAGTTCAGTCAGCGAACAAAGAATTTCAACACGCTTGAAAAGCGAAGCATCTTTCGAGACAGAACCATTGCACAAGCGACGTTTGATAATTACAAAGTGGCCGAGCCTGAGGAAACGGCAAATAAGCGCCGCATGATGGAAATGGTTGGTTATTTAAAACAAGGCGAAGTATTCAACATTTTTCTTCAAGGTCATCCAGGTGTAGGGAAGAGTCACCTAGCTTATGCAGCACTTAAATCACTCAATGTACCGCCTGACCCTGACAATCCCGAGGATATGGGGAAATCATGCTTGTTTGTAAACCTTGCTGATGCTGCTTTTGCGATTCAAGATTCTTTTCACAACAAAGAAAGTAAATTCACACAAAGTTATGTAACAGGGCTTATAGGTGATGTGGATTATCTTGTGATTGATGACGTAGGGGCTGAAACGGGATCTGAACACTCAAAGAGCGAGGCCACCAACTTTATACACAAGATACTTTATGCAGTCACTTCAGCTAGACAGGATAAAGCAACGATTTACACATCCAATTTAACTGGAGACAAATTAAAACAAATGTACGACACAAAACTTGTATCACGAATGACAAAAAGGTCTAAATACATTTTGTTTAAAGAAACCTTTGATAAGCGTGACGAAGAATTGCCCTTTTAGGAGGGAAACTATGACCGGTAGTAACCCAACAGCATCCGAAATTGCTAGTTTAATAGCCAGTTTGGATGCCAATTTAAAAGACTATGAAAAACACAAGGAGGAACGGTCATGAAAAAAGGCGGTAGAAAGCCCACTAGAGCCGAAAGGAAGATTTTAGTGGTAAATGGGTTGAACCCACTTTATTGGCTCGTAGAAAAGAATCTGACGTCATCTGTACACGTTGTGCATAAAGAAGTCGGTCGCAGAAAGGAAATTGCAAAGTGAGTGCTACTAGAATCATTTTAGAAGATTTCAATTTCGAATGGACCATTGTTGGCCTCAAGAGGTTTTTGGATTACTGGTACGAAGGCAGGTCTTTGAGTGAAATGGCCGAGCTGTTTCGCAGGCCAGAAGAAGAAGTGTTAATGCTGATGATTGATTTTAGCAAACGAGGAAAGATCAAAGAGCGTCCGAACGGTGTCGGCGCAAATGAGCCTATATATATCAAAAAAAGCGCAATGAGCTACAAAAAAAGAGATTTACGCAGGCTGTTCGAACAACAACCGGTTTACTACGCTTGTCCGCACAGCGATTTCATATGGGATGAAAAAGACATCATTTTATTTAGACAAATGTGGCAGGATCATGAGCCTATCAGACACATTGCAAACCGTTTGGCCCGCAATGTCGTTGAAATTCTGCTGCTGATTATAGATCAAGCCGAGTTAGGTAAGATCGAACCACGTAAAGGCGGCGCACTAGGAAAGGAGTACAAGCAGCATGAAAAGAAAAAGCATCCTGTTGCCATTTGAGAAAGCAACGGCAAGACAACTCGAAGTCATTGCGAGATATGAAGATTGTCCTAAGAAGATAAAGACAGCAGCCGTGCGCCACCTCAAAAAGAGGGGAGGCATTAAGTGATGACAGTTGCAGAGAGAGAATTTTTGATCGAGTGGTTGAGTCTTACAAATGGGGCTTATGGGCGAGAGCATTGCGAGAAACTTACTGACGAAGAACTCGAAAGAATCTTTAATCTCAACGTTCCGCAGCGTGACGAATAAGGAGGTGAACACTTTGGAAACAGTAGCCAATCCATACAAAGCAGGTCCAGTGAAAGCGTGGGTTATGTCAGAGGATGAACTAGCAGCTTATAGGCAGCAGCACCCACCAAAACCATATAAAAAGAGACTCAAACGTAAAGACTGGCGTTGGAAGCGCACAGATCAATCCGTCGAGTCTCAGTGGTAAGAATTCACATCAGTTCAATGTGAGTAATTAAAGCTTAGGAACCTTAATTATATCACATTGGAGTGAAGATTGTGAATAGACCACAGGCTATCTCATTAACAAAAAACGAGCCTTTCACAACATTAGTTGAACAAGGAAAGGTACAAGTGATCGTGCTGGACGGGATCAACAACACAGCGCATTACATAGAGGCTCCCGAACACGGTCACACAATCATTGAAACGATTAAAGGAAGTTTTGAGCGAGTTAGATTTGATTTCAGTTATAAAACTAAACGATAGCAGGGGTTCATCCCCTGCGGGGGAGGAAATACCATGAATTTACCTAAACATATCGAGCTTTCGCAGGCTGTCAAAGCCTGCAAACATCAAGCGATGACAATAGATGATGCAGCTGTTTATCTTCGGGTGCCAAAGTTTTTTATACCAGTGCTTGCCGATAGTTGCCCTGACTTGATTATTGAAGGGAACGTCGTCATGGCAAAGCGTGAGTCAAACGGACCTGTCATCTTCACCTTGATTGGTTTCATGGCGATTATAACGATCGCTGGATTACTAGGAAATTAAACGCCTAGCGGCTTAGGAGGAAACGGTATGAACCTTGAAAAAATGTTTGAAATGCAGGCGGAGTTAGACAACCGCATCATTAAAGAAAAAGGGCTGGAAGGTCAAGACCTGCTGCCTAACACATATGTAGCACTTATCACCGAACTAGGCGAATTTGCCAATGAAGGACGCTGGTTCAAGCATTGGAGTGATGACCAAAGAGCCAGAAATCAAGATCGTTACTTAGAATATCGAACTGAGGCTCTAGGTGGAAATCAATGGGTAGAGAAAAACCCACTCTTAGAAGAATATGTGGACTGCATTCACTTCTTCTTATCAATTGCGATTATAAAGGGATGGAAAGAAGAGTTAAGTGTATCAGAAGCGGCGATTGAGGAGTTCAAAGAAGAAGGGTTTGAAGGTGGTCTTTCGGGATTGTACTTGGAAATGCAATGGAGCTTATTGAATTCTCGAATGTTCAAGGATGAAGAAAAGAAAAAAGAACACTTCCGTGTAGCTTGGGGATTGTTCTTGGCAATTGGAATCGTTGGCTTCGGATTCACACCTGACCAAATAGCCGCATACATGGACAAGAACGAAGTCAATCATAAGCGGCAGCAGGAGGGATACTGATGCGAGAGATTAAATTCCGTGTTTGGGATGAGAATGCTCAAGAAATGGTCTATGGAGTAGGTTTGACACCGGGGGGAATTCCTTATTCCATTCCAAACTATGCCGAGGCTAGCGATCAATTTGATTATTATCCCAGCTGTCACGAAATGCAGTTCACTGGATTGAGAGATAAGAACAACGTTGATATTTATGAGGGGGATGTAGTTCAAGGGTCACTCCGATTGCACGGTGATGTTGATCCAATCATGCGAAAGGTGTGTATGCATAAGGGCTGCTACATGTTCGGAGTTTGGAATGCTCATGAGTATTTCAACAAACATCAGCATATCGAAGTTGTAGGCAACATCTATCAAAATCCTGATCTATTGGAGGAAGCACAATGAACGAAAACAACCCGATCATTTCAGCTGTTATTGAAAAGCTACACCAACAGCAGGAAAAAGGCCTGCAAAAGTACGGGGTTGAGGTCAAAACCTCTTCCTACGACTTAAAAGGCTGGTTAGAACATGCTCAGCAAGAAGCAATTGATTTTACAACGTATTTAGAAGCAGCCATTCAGTTGCTGGAGGAACAGGTTAAAACCAAAAAAGAAGAAATGAAGTTTTACGAGACGCACGAGCCTTATTATGCATTAATCAAAGCGCGCAATATCAAAAACGCCACAGAAATTTATAATGATACCGTTGCTGATGATGTAGAGGGAGAGCTTGCAGAGAACATCAAAGAAGTAACAGGACTATATGCAGCAATCAGATACAGCCGAACAGTTGGTGAGGACGGAAAAACGATACCGTTTGAAGAAGTCCTTCAAGATTTAACAAATGAAGAAGAAATGACGCTGCTCATTGACGGGAGCTTGCTATGAAAATAAAAAAGAGGGGAATTTCCCTCTTTTAAAAGTAGTATTCATGTAAGTGTTGAGTACCAGCAACGTTCATATGCACCATACCAAATACCTGAATAAGTTTTCGCACCTTTTAAGTACCAATTATAGGTGCCGTCGTTATAAATAGCCGGTATTGCATTTCTTGAAGAGTATGGGCCAAATACTTCTGAAGTGCAAATCTTCCATGTTTCATTAGGGCTAGCAGCTTCTGCTTGAGCAGTAAAAAAAGCAGATGAAGAAACTAGCAAAGCGAGTGATAGAACTGAACTTGCAATTACTTTTTTAATTTGCATGATTGACGCTCCTTTTCGTTTGGGATAATAGTCTTACAAGTTTAATAATACTATATATTCAAATATAATCCATGCAAAAAAATATTTAACTTATATGGGTATTAATATTGGAGGAATTTAAATGAAAAAACTACTAATCACACTAACTATTATTATTGCAGCGGTGCTTTATACGCCGTCTGCTCAAGCTGTTTGGTCAAACTGGCAAACCGAGGGATACGGTCATCAAGCGAGAGTCTTTACGGATGACACCAATTACTATAAGGATGCCTCCACAGTCGATTGGAGAGCGGAAAAGAAGGGATCGAGTACAATCCATTACACCGCTGGCGTTTACAAAAAGAGAAGCGGTGGTGGCTTAACAGATACGAATCTTGTACAAAGGGGCAGCTTCAAAGCGTCAACGCCTCTAAAGTCGTTTAGTGTAAGTGAAATTCGCAAACGTACCGGCAAAGGAACATACGTGATCCAGCTTGATTGCTACACGGAGTCAGCAAAGAAAAAATACATCGGGACCTTTGAGTCCGTTAAATTCAGTATCCGATAGTCTGAAAGAGTATATTGAAGATTGGAGAGAATTACGGAATCGACATTCCATTAGAAGAATAAATCATACGACATAGATCGGTGCAAAATTGCCCTGGTCTATGTCTTTCATTGTTTATAGGAGGAGGTTGAGAAACATGGGAGCTGAACAATTGTGTTTACTGCCAGGGATCGATGAGAAACAAGTCCGGAATGCTCTGATAAAGGAGCTGAAGGTTTATAGAGCTCTCAAGGTGAAGGAAGAAAACAGAAAGGAACAAGAGGCAAACGGTGCAACAGGCCTTTTTCCTTCTCTCAGGAATCAGGAAGTTTTAAATGAACTGAAGGTACGGCAGATAGAAAGGGCGTTAAAAAATAGTTTAGACGAAATTGAACAAGATATTATCAGGATGAAATATCTTACATCACGATTCGTAAAAGATTTAGAAATAAGCGAAGAATTGGGATTGAAAAAGGACCGGTACTATAGGTTGAAAAAGCAAGCCACATTTAACCTCTCAACAGCACTGGGCATAATTTAATACAAAAAACACCAAATCCTATTAGTTAAGAAATATTTAAGATTTAATAGTTACTATCTTTAATTAGTGACAAAACAATAAAATGGAGGATTAATTGAAATGAGAAAAAAATTTATTAATTTAGTTGGCTTTGCTGCGGTAATGGCTGTTATTTTAACAGGTTGTTCGCAGTCAAAAAGCTCAGACGGTGTGAAAGCAAAAGCAGAAAAAGTCTCAGCTGAAAACGAAAAAAATAAAGGAAATGTGTATGTTGAAAGTGAATTTGCTCCATTAAAACGTGTCGTTATGTCTCAATCTGAAGTCTATTTTCCAGAAGATAGCGGCTCAAACATGATGGAAGATATGAACGATATTCAAATCAAAATGGAAAAAGAACGTGATGAGTTTAAGAAAATACTCCAGAAATACGATGTAGACATCCAAATGCCACGCCTTTTAACGGAGGATGAAAAGAAATTAGGTATAGCTGAAAATGGTATAACTGGTGGAGCTGGTGCTACGAATTTCTTTGTTAGAGATCCATTCTTTACAATTGGAGATCACATAATCGAAGGATCGTTTTTATCAACTTACCGCAGACTTGAAGTGCTTCCAGCAAGGGATATCCTTTTAAAAGAGGTAAAAGCGAACAAAAATCCATATGTTGCTGTTCCACAGCCCGATGTTTCAAAAGGCATAAATTCCAAGAATGGTCCATTTTTAGAGGGTGGAGATATTCTTGTGTACGGGAAAACAATTTTTGTTGGGAACTCTGGTCAAGCATCTAATAAAGAAGGAATCGATTGGCTCCGTAATTATTTAACACCAGATGGTTATAAAGTAGTTGAAGTAAAACTCGAAAAAAATACACTTCATCTAGATTGTGCTATTAGTTTTGTCCGAGACGGACTGATGATTGTGAATGAAGATTCACTACCAAACGGGATTCCAGATGAATTAAAGGATTGGGATAAAATAAAAGTAAGTTACAAAGATGCGCAAGATTTGGCCATAAATGGTTTACCTATTGATGAAAAAGTATATGTAACGGATTCTGCATATAAAAATACGATTGGAAAAGAACTAGAAAAAAGAAATATCAAGGTGGAATATGTAGATTTTAAAATAACAAGAAGCTATGGTGGCGCTTTCCGATGTACTACTCAACCATTACTCCGTAAATAAACTAGAGACGAAACATCCTTGTTAAGGATGTTTTTTTATTTAAATAAGAAAAAGCCGACAAAATGGGGGATAAAAAGGGGACCTTTTTTCCTGTGTGGATCATCGTATGATAGAGACAAGCAAAACGAACGTGAATATTTTGTCCAAGACGGAGAGCCTGCGGACACTGATCAACACCTTTTATGGGTGCTGGTTGGTGTCCGTTTTTTATTTGTCGGAAAGGAGCAGCCATGAAGAAGGAGAAGCCGAAAAAACAGCCGCAGAAGCTCACTGACAGAGATTTAAGAGAGTTGATGGGGCAAAACATGCAGCGGTTAAAAAGAGCCAAAGGCGGGGCAATGCGCAGAAAATAAAGGGGGAATTATCATGAATCAAACAAGTTTAGACATTCCGCAGATCGACGAGGAAAAAACTAGAGCAAAGATGGAAAGAATGCTAGAAAAGTATAAAATGTTAAGGCTTCAAACTCCAGAAGACTTTCTTCCGAAGATCACAACAACTTACACGATTACGCCGCCGAGTTTTTCTAATCAGTTCCACTCCTCCACAGAAGAAGCAGCTCTTAAAAAGCTGGATTGGGAGATTGAGCGTGAAAAATATATGAAGCGAATCGAAAGGGGCATTAATCGTCTTACGCAGAAAGAGCGCCGCATCTTAGTTATGCTCTATATGCAGGATGAAGAAATGTTTGATTACGAGATTTATGCTGAAATGGGTCTCAGCCAGCGGAACTATTACCGATTCAAAAATAAAGCCTTTTACCGTTTAGCCTTCGCACTTAGAGAAGAAGTGTATAAGCAGGGGGATAAATCATGAATTTTGTTCAGCCAATAAGGGACCTTGATCAGATCCATTATATAAAGAAATATCTTGGAGAGCGGAACAAAAGAAATTTGCTGCTTTTTGTGGCCGGAATCAATTTAGGCTTGCGCATATCCGATCTGCTTCAATTGAGAGTGAAAGATGTAAGAAAGCAATATGTGTCGCTAAGAGAACAAAAAACAGGTAAAGAGAAAAGAATCAAAATAAACAAGACGCTTCGAAAAGCGATAGATCAATATATTAAAGACAAAGATGATCAAGAGTATCTTTTTAAAAGTAGAGAAGGACTCAACAAACCTATCAGCCGCAGCAGTGCATATAACATTATGAGAGAAGCAGCGGACTATGTCGGGCTTGATAGTATAGGTACTCATACCCTCAGAAAAACATTTGGCTACTGGAATTATAAAAAACATAAAGACGTTGCCTTATTACAAGAAATATTTAACCATTCTAGTCCTGACATTACATTGAGATACATTGGAATTACACAAGACGCTATGGACAAAGCAATGGACGATTTCGGCTTATAAGACTCATCTGTTCAAATGGCAGGTGGGTCTTTTTTTGCGTTCTTTTTCGTCAATTAACCATAATGAGAAAATGTCCAACTCATTTTAAGGTAATAGCTGAAAAGCAAGAGGGGCATAGGATACAGCGATTTATCCAGTTGGACAGACTAATAGATATGGTTAATTGGTGGATTGTGTGGATAAATGACAATTCTAGATATATAATGATGTTAAAAATTGATTGGAGATTTATGGTGAAAGATAAACAAATAGGTGTTTCTCATTTTGTATACGTTTGTATCATTGCATTATTAATAATTTCATTTATATTAGTATTTGCTTTTGGTGGTAGCCAGGATGCTGGCAACCAAGTGAATGTAATGGCTACTGGAATTTCTATAATTCTAGCAGTGATTGCGATATTTATGACTTTAGTAGATGTCGCTGGTCAAAGGCAGTCAATTATTGATATCAAAGAAACTGCTGAAAAATTAGCTGAATCACAAACGATTTCTCAAGAAACTGTACAGAAGTCAATAGAAACATTAAATGAATTAGCTGATTTTAGAAAAGAACTGTTGAAATCAGTATCTGATTATAGAAATGGCACTGAGGAATTAATACTCGAATTATTTAAAAAGGAAGAGCAATCAATAACTAAAGAAGAATTGCAAGAATTGTTAAATAAACTTAATAGGAAAACTTCAGATTTAGAATCAAAAGTACAAAAAATTGCTCCAAATGAACAAATTGAATTTAGATCGCAAAGGCAAATTCTTAATGATTTTAAACAATGGGTTATAAGTAAATATCAAAATCAGTCAAAAATAAAAAGTAGCGAATTTTTCGAAGAAATATATAGAAAATTCCCTAATATGGAATATTCGAGTATTAAGAACTATGTAAAATATACAAGAGGTGTATATATAAGTACAGAAGAAAACGAAGACTATATTGATTTAGAAAAGTTAAAGAAGGTTGAAGACTCAAGACCATTTGTAATGACAAAATCCGGCATAATTATGTAAGTTGAAATAAAAAGGCACACTTTTGGCACAATCTTGGCAAAGCGTTTTGTCTGAGAGCTGTTATGATGGTATTAGGTGATAAATTGAGAGCGGCTTCCATTACGGAGGTCGTTTTTTGTTCAAATACTCATAATCACTCTCTTCCTTCCGATAAAAATAAAAGGGGGAGATTTAATGAATGAAGTTATAACCGCTGCAATTATTGCGGGTATTGTTTCTGTTGTTACTGGTATTATAACAATTGTGATTCAAGTGAAAAATGCAAGAAGGACGTCTATTGTGGACACTATAAGTAGTCAAAGAATTGAATGGGTTAATAAAATGAGAGATAATTTTGTGGAAATTAATGACTTGATATTTCTACATATTGTCAAATGGGATTCGTTATTGAGGCATTCACAAGAAGAGAAAGAATGGAAGGATGATTTCAACTTCGGTGAGAGTATCGCAACAATAAGGAGATTACAAATTAATATCAGTTTATTGGTCAATCCAACAGAGGAATATTCGAAAAAACTTATTAATGAATTCAATTATGTTCTCTTGTTATTATTAAAAAATGATGAATTTGATAAAGATGTTGCAATGAAACATCAAAAAGAAATAATAATGCTTCAGCAAGTAATCCTGAAATCAGAATGGAGTCGAACTAAGCAAGAAATACAAAAAGGAAAAGTTTTGGAAGATAAGGAAGTTAAAGCGATATATACTAAAAAGGCAAAAGATTTAAATTCAAATTAAGTTAGATATATATTATTATGCTATAAAACGTTTATCTTTAGCCTTTCTTTTAAGAAAGGCTTTTTAATTTATAGAGGGGATGAAGAACATGAATGAAAAAGTCATTAAAGCCGTGTAATGAACCTGGATGCCCTCAACTAACGCGTGAAGGATATTGCCAGCAGCATAAGACATCGAAGCCTTTATATGATCTGTTCCGTGAATCATCGTCACGCCGTGGGTATAATAGCCGATGGCGTAAAGCGCGTGAAGGATATTTAGCAAAGCATCCATTGTGTCAGTCTTGCATGTTACAAGGGAAACGTATTGCGGCTACAGTAGTAGACCACATCACACCGCATAAGGGAGATAAAAAACTATTCTGGGATTCTTCTAACTGGCAGCCGCTGTGTGCGTCCTGCCATAGTAGGAAGACCGCTAAAGAAGATGGAGGGTTTGGAAATGGATAATCAAACATGCGTGTGTGATCAATGCGGCATCTCGCTTCTTATCCAAGGTAATTCAAAGATTGAGAAGTTGGGTGATGGAGTGAAGAGACATTATATTAAATGTCCTAGATGTCTAACTGAATACACATCTTACTTTACAAACGAAGTGATCAGACGTAAGCAAAGCAGGATCAGAAAACTGTTCGTTGTCCTTCGGAGTGCGAGATCAGAGAAGTTACTCGAAATGTATAAAAAGAAAATCAAAGAAGCGCAAATTGATTGTCAAAAAGACATAGATCAACTAAGGAGGGAGATGGAAGCCCCCCAACCTTAAATCCCTAGAAACGATTTGCCGTAGACCGCATCCCCCTCAACATCGCGAGAAATTCCCTAAATGAAAATTCGGAAGGAGGTGAGGGGATGGCAAGACCGAGACAACCAGTTGACTTGTTACTAGTGAAAGGGAAGAAAAACCTTACCAAGAAAGAGATTGCAGAAAGAAGAGAGCAGGAAATTAAGGCACCAGATGACAAAGTGAAAGCTCCTTCTTACTTACCGAAAGACTTAAAAAGAGAATTCAAAAAGATAGCGGACGAGCTAAAAAACATCGGAATTATCACAAATTTAGATGTTGATGCGCTTGCCCGTTTTTTGTTTGCTCGAAAACAATATTTACAAATAACAGAAATCATATTAGATACGCCTATTACAGCACTCACCGAAAATTCAGATGGTGAAAAGTTTGAAATTGCGAATCCTGCTTATAGTGATCTTCTTATAAATCAAGACAAGCTGTTTAAACAATGCAGACAAGCATCAAGTGATTTAGGATTAACCATTTCCTCTCGCTGCAAACTTGTCATTCCGAAAAAAGATGATGGGAAACCGAAGTCAAAAGAAGAAGAACGCTTTGGAGGACGCATGTGATGATAACGCAGGAAATGACCACAGAGCTTTTAATTGAGCGTGTATGGTCATATTGCGAAAAGATCCAAACGGGGGAAATAAAAGCAGGAAAGAAGCATAAGTGGACGGTTCAGAGGTTCATTAAAGACGTAGAGCGGTTAGCAGATGAAGACTGCCCGTATTATTTTGACGCAGAAGCAGTCCTTGATTTTTATGAATGGGCCAAGCAATTTAATCATGTTGAAGGCATATTGGCAGGACGGCCGATTGAACTGACAGACTTTCAATTATTCATTGCTGCTAATATCTACGGCTTTTACAAAAAACAGAATGGATCTAGGCGTTTTAGAAAGGCTTATATTCAGTTAGCGAGAAAAAACGCGAAATCACAATTGCTGGCTATTATGGCTTCATATGAAATCTTTCCCACTAAAGAAAAGCATCGTGTGTTTATTGCTGGTTGGTCAAGGGAGCAGTCAGATGAAGTCTATCAAGCAATCCTTGAGCAACTACAGCACGCACCTATTTTAGAGGGGAAATACACAGACGCCAACGGGCAGGTCACGAAATACGCGACAAATTCAATTATCAAACCGTTATCTCGTGAAGCCCGAAAAGTTGGAGACGGGAAAAACCCATCACTAGGGATAGTTGATGAATATATGTCTCATGAAACAAGTGAAATATATGATGTTATTGATAGCGGAATGGTAGCCCGTCGTAGTCCTTTGATGATTATCATTACTACTGCAGGTTTCAACTTAAACGGGCCGTGTTTTAAAGAGTATCAGTATGTTTCCAAGATTCTAAATCCCGACATTGAAATTGAGAACGATGATTATTTTGTTATGATCTGTGAGCTTGATCCCGAAGACGATATAAAGGATGAGTCGAACTGGATCAAGGCAAATCCGATAGTCGCAACTTACCCGGAGGGGATGGAATCATTAAGGGCAGCGTTAAAAGTTGCATTAGATGTGCCTGAAAAGATAAGAAGTTTCCTTACAAAAAACATGAATGGATGGGTCGACCAAAAAGACAATGGCTACATGAAAATGTCTAAATGGCGGGCCTGTCATGGTGAAATACCTGATCTAAAAGAAATGGCGATCTATCTTGGTTTAGATTTATCTATGACAACGGATTTGACTTCTGTCGGGTGGGTTGGTGTTCTTGATGGTTTTTATTATGTCGGCCAGCATTCCTTCATTCCAGAGGAAAAGGCAAAAGAGAAAATGGCTACTGATAAAGTGCCTTATGATTTATGGCGCGATCAAGGTTGGATGACATTCACACCAGGGGAGGCAGTTGACTATCAATTTGTCGAAAGATGGATCATTGAATTTGCCCACGTCAACAAATTGAGGGTCATTGAAGCTGCTTACGACAAATGGAATGCGCTGCACCTTGCACAACGGCTTGAGAGTAAGGGATTTAATATGGTTGAGCTGCCGCAAAGGATTCAACATCTTTCTTTACCGACAAAGGACTACAGACAAAAGGTATATGAGGGCAAGGTCATTCATGGGAACGATCCACTTCTAACTTTTGCGTATAATAACGCAATCATTAAACAAGACGCTCAAGAAAATATCATGCTAGACAAGGCGAAGTCACCGCAAAGAATAGATCCAGCTGCAGCCGTTATGAATGCTTTTGCTAGGGCCATGTATCACGATATGGATGCAAACGTTGACTTAAACGAACACTTTTCAGGAAATTTCAGTTTTTAGGATGTGAGAGAGTGAAAAAATTCATTGTATTTCTGAAATCAATATTAAACGACTTGCTGTTTATCGGAGGGTGCATCTTTATTCTGCTGGCAGCGTATCGGGTAAATACAAACATCGGTCTATTTCTGACGGGTGTATTTTTTATGTTTTACGCCTACCTGCTGTCAAGTCACGCGCGGCAGAAAGAGAGGTGAAATAAATGTTTATAGACAAGTTTTTTGAAAAACGATCCGGCTCAACAACAATAGACGGTTTCAGCCAGTTGATCAATCTGTTCGGAGGCAGAGAAACGGCAAGCGGTGAAAGGGTAAGTGAAAGTAATTCACTTGTGCAGCCGGACATTTTTGCATGTGTCAATGTGTTGTCTGATGACATCGCAAAGCTGCCGATTCACACCTTTAAAAAAGATGGCCAAGGAGTCAACAGAAACCCTAATCATCCATCAGCCTATGCGATCTACGCAAGGCCAAACCCTTACATGACTGCTTATGTGTGGAAAAAACTCATGATGACGCAAGTCTTAACATGGGGAAATGCCTATTCGATGATTGAATTTGGAGCACATGGTTTTCCTGAAAATCTTTATCCGTTGCGGCCGGATGCGACAAACGCGTATATCCATCCCGAATCGGGGATGATTTGGTACCAAACCACTGTTAACGGAAGAATGACGGAACTATATGAACACCAAGTGTTGCACTTTAAAGGATTATCTACGGATGGCATACATGGCAAGTCGCCTATTGGGGTAGTGCGAGAGCATATAGGCGCTCAAGCGGCTGCAACGAAATACAACGCCAAGCTGTATAAAAATGAAGCCACGCCGCGAGGTATTCTAAAGGTTCCTTCTTTCTTGGATGAAAAGCCAAAAGAGAACGTCCGTAAAGAATGGAAGCGAGTCAACCAAGGTGAAAACATAGCGATTATTGATAATGGATTAGAATATCAATCTATTGCCATGCCGTTGCAAGAGGCTCAATTTGTCGAGTCCATGAAGTTTAACAAAGCACAGATAGCAATGATTTATAAAGTTCCGTTGCATAAACTCAATGAGCTTGATAAAGCTACATTTTCAAACATTGAGCATCAATCCCTGGAATACGTAAAAAACACATTGCAACCGTGGATCGTGAATTTTGAACAGGAATTAAATATTAAGCTGTTTACTGACAATGATCAAAAAGCGGGCCATTATGTAAAATTCAATGTTGATAGTGAGCTGCGCGGCGACAGTAAAACTCAAGCAGAGTATTTTAAGACCATGAGTGAAGCGGGTCTTTTAAATAAAAATGAGATTCGCGACTTGATTGAAAGAAACCCTATTGAACATGGCGAAAAATATCTATCTAGCTTGAATTATGTGTTCCTTGACTTTATGGAAGAATACCAAAGGCTTAAAGCTGGTTCAGCCATGAAGGGAGGTGACAGCAAGAATGAGTAAAGAAAAAGAAGTGCGGCTGCTCACGACGCCAATTGAGATTCGTTCCGATGGAGAAGGACAATCCGAATATGTGGAAGGCTATGCTTTGAAGTTTGAAAAATGGTCCGAGCGTTTGGGATGGTTCAAAGAAATTATCAGCAGGAACGCTTTAGAATCTACCGATCTATCAAATGTTATTGCACTTTTTAACCACCGAGAGGATTTTCCCCTAGCGCGAAATACCGTTTTAGGTGATTCAGGACGGCTTGAATTAGAAATAGATGGCATAGGTCTTAAATTCAGATTTAAACCGTCAGACACGTCATATGCCCGCGATCTCATGGAGAATATACGCAGCGGCGTTATTAATCAATGTTCTTTTGCTTTTTCGTTGGATTATAACGGCGAAGAACCTGACGAGTGGCGCATAAATGAAGATGAAGACATATACGAACGAAGAATAAACAACATTCACCGCATTTATGACATATCTCTTGTAACGACACCTGCGTATAGCGATACCGAAGCTGTGGTAGGTGCTCGAAGCATGGAGAAAGTAGAAGATATGAAAGAACAACGAAGCACACCAACAGATGAAACTTTAAAAATTGAATTGGAACTATTAAGCCTTGATCTTCCCGAATAAGGCTTTTTTGCGTTCTATGAGGAGGAAAAATAAAGATGACAAAAAAAGAAATTGAACTGCGTCAGCAGTTTACACAAAAGAAAGAAGATGCTGATAAAGCACTAGCAGAAGGTAAAACAAGTGAAGCGCGCCAGCTTATTGAGGAAGTGAAGGAGCTGAAAAGTCAAATTGAATTGATGGTAGAAGGACGATCACTTGACGTGCCTGACCTGACTGGCGGTGATCCTTTTGTGCCACCACAAGATGAAAAACGTTCGCAGGAGGAAGGCGATAAGGAAGAACGTCAAAAGAAATTCACCAAGTTGTTCATGAAGTCTCTTCGGGGTAAATCCTTAACACATGAAGAACGTGAATTCCTAGAAAATCCTGAATTCAGAGCGATGTCAGGAAAAAACGAAGAAGATGGCGGAATCCTGATCCCTGAAGATATTTCAAGAACTATTAAAGAGTTAAAGCGGGAGCAATTACATCAGCTTGAGCAATATGTCACTGTAGAGCCGGTGGCAACCCGTTCAGGTAGTCGTATGCTTGAAAAAAATGCAGACATGACACCGTTCCAAGACATCGAGGAAATGGCGGAAATTCCAGAAACAGATCAGCCTAAGTTTAAAAAATTAACATATAGCATCACCGACTATGCAGGGCTTTTACCACTTTCAAATACATTGCTGCAGGATACAGATCAAGCGATCATGACATATGTTGCGAAGTGGTTCGTTAAAAAATCAGTCGCAACAAGAAATGTACTTATTCTGAAAATCCTTGATGATTTGAAAAAGGTTGAATTTAAAGGCTTGGATGACATTAAAAAGACTTTAAACGTTACGTTAGATACCGCCATTTCAGCCGGTGCGATCATCATGACAAACCAAGACGGGTTTAACTATCTTGATCAATTGAAAGATGCGGACGGTAAATATCTACTCAAGGATATTCCTTCTGAACCGACAAACAAAATGTTGTTTGGTCGCCGCGTGGTTGTGATTTCAAACAAAGTCTTGAAAACAAAAGCAGGAAAAGCGCCTGTAATCGTTGGTGATTTAAAAGAGGCAGTTGTCTTATTTGATCGTCAGCAACAATCTATCGACTATACGAATCTTGCTGCAGGATCATTTGAGACAAACACAACGAAAGTACGAGCTATTGAACGTGAAGACGTTGTGGCTTGGGACAAAGAAGCGGTAGTATACGGCCAGTTGTCGATAAGCGAGTAAATAAAAAAGAGGTGAAGAGTCATGCGAGTGACAAAAAACTACACCACTGACGGCGGGGATCGAACTGTCATCGGTGGTGTTTTAGAGTTTGCAGGTGGAAAAATTGTTAAAGACGGCCAGGAAGTCAGTCTAGGTGGTGGCGGATCAGCTGCACCAGGAAGTGTGACACATGAAATGCTGGCTGAAAAAGCGGTTCGTTCGGTAAACATCGGGACGGGAAGCGTCATGCCGGAGCATCTTAACTCATCAATAGAAAGTAGACTCAAGGGAATGGAAGACGAAATAAAAGAGCTGAAAAGCAAACTGAACAAAGAATAAACAATTGAAAGGAATGGATTAAACATGGCTAAAGATTACCTAAACGAAAGTAATGGAGTATTCACGTCTGCAGAGGCGGGTCCTGATGGTAAACCTATCACAGCAGTTACGGTGAAAGACAATAGCGAAGAAAATCCTCTGTATGTGAAGGGGTTAAAGGGTGATCCTGGTGAACAAGGCCCTCAAGGTCCGAAAGGAGAAAAAGGCGATCCAGGAGAGCAAGGTCCAAAAGGTGACAAAGGAGATCCAGGAGAGCAAGGTCCAAAAGGTGACAAAGGAGATCCAGGAGAGCAAGGTCCAAAAGGAGATCCAGCAGTAATTGAAACGGGGGCTATTAAGAACGATCATTTAGGCGACGGGTCTGTAAACTCACGGACAATCGGTAAAGGTAGTGTTAAATGGGACAATATCAATTCAGAAGTACAAAAAATGATTACAGATTTACAGACGCGAGTTGATGGGCTTGAGGGTAAAGAAAATACTGAATAAGTAGGCGGTCTTCTATGGATTTAAAAATGCTGAAAGATGAATATTTAAAAGTTGATACCGACCAAGATGACGCCTTGCTTAAAACCTTAATTACTGCAGCAAAGAGATATATCAAAAATGGTATAGGGCGTTATGTTGAAGGTAACGAGCAGTATGCACTTGTAACAGGAATGCTTGTTGCTCATTGGTACGAAAATCGAGGGGTGTATGAGTCAGGCGTTTCCGGCTCATCCATCCCTTTTACTATTCGGGACCAACTAACTCAACTTCGCTATGTGGAGGTAAAAGGGGATGAAGAAGATAAGCGAGTTGAATCGCCGATTAACTTTTCAAGTAAAGAAAAGGGTACAGGACGACGAACTGAAATGGAATGAATCCTATGTAAATATCTTTGAAACATGGGGTTCGATTGAAGGATTCTCCGGCTCAAAATCAGACACGCTTGTTGCAGGTGCGTTAGGCGTCAAGTCACCAAAGAAAATCACAATAAGATACCGAGAAGACGTAAAGCAAGACATGCGAATCCTTCTTCAAACTGGAACAGACGAGACAGGAGAGCCAATATATCGCACTTTCGATGTAATGGATTATAACGACATAGAAAACAAAAAGAAGCGACTTGAAGTCACTTGTAACGAGGTCGGCATAAATGGCTGATATGGATATAGAAGGGTTTGAAGATCTAACTAGATATTTCAACAAGATAGGTGACGACGTCGAAAAAGCTGAAAAGGTTGCCCTTAAAGCTGGCGGAGAAGTAATAGCAGAGCACCAAAAACGTAACGTGAATAAGAGTTCAAAAAATCAGCCTCACATGGTCGATAACATCACCGTTTCAGCTGCAAGAGAATCCAAAGGCGGTGAGCTGTTTGTAACAGTGGGACCGAATAAAAAAGTTGCTTATCGTGGTAGATTCCTGGAATGGGGCACATCCAAAATGCCGCCGCATCCATTCATCGAGAAAGCCGGAATCGAAGGGGAGGGACAAGCTGTGAAGATCATGGAAAGAATTATCACGGCGCCTATTAAATGAGTCTTGATGCGAAGAAGGAATTGAGTGAAGCGTTAATAAAAAACAAAGAGTTAAAGCAGCTTGTCACGGGTGGTTTTCATAACCTTGTGGCCGATGATGTGGCCGCATTCCCTAGGGTTGTGTTTTCAGAGATTACAAATAGGGACCAGGAGTACAGAGACAACCATTCCGCAGCAAGTGAGGTACGGTTCCAACTAAGCATATTTTCAAAAGCAGACACACGGAAAGACGAAACAGAAATAGCGAAAGAAATAGATCGCCTTATGAAAGATTTAGGTTACGGAAGATATGATTCAGTGGATCTTTACGAAACAGATACAAAAATCTTTCACAGAGGCATGAGGTACGTCAAAACATTTTTCTAGGAGGAAAACAGATGGGGAAAACAATCTACGGATTAGACATGTTTCATTATGCTGAGCTGATTCAAGACGACGATAAAGGACTTGAATATGCAAAGCCTGAAAGACTGCCAGGAGCTGTAAACGTCAAAGTCGATCCTAAATCAGAGCAGTCTAAATTTTGGGCCGATAACGGAGTTTTTGATTCTTTTAACAACATGGGTGACATTGACCTTGAAGCTGAAATAGCAGATTTACCTATTGAGGTGCAAAACAAAATTTTCGGTCACAAGGTCGAGAATGGGATTTCTTTTGCCAGCTCTGATGATAAGGCGGTTTTCTTGGCTTTCGGGTTTAGAGCGAAAACATCCACAGGCGGGCACAGATATTATTGGTTCTTGAAGGGCCTTCCTGAATTGCTGGGCAATGAACACAAAACTACCGAAGGGAAAGCCGATCCTGAAACACCAAAGTTTAAAGCAGGTTTCATGACGCTTCAAAATAAGAAAGGGAAAAACCGTTGGAAGGCTCAAGCTGAATTCGACGAAGGCTTTGATCCGGAAGAATGGTTTAAACAAGTTGTATATGACGGCGCATCATTCGCCAAAGGAAAAGAAACAGAGGATTCCACAAGTTCAGCAGACCTTGGAAAGGGCGTTTAATAACGCTCTTTTTTTTATTTTGTAATCGAGAGGAATTAACACATGGAAGCAATGACAATAGAACTACATTTAAATGGCAAGAAAAAGAAGTTCTCGACACCTAACTTTATCACAGGTGCTTTGTTTAGAACCGCGGTAGAAGTAACAGAAGACTTTGAATCAAATGATCCTGAAAGACTTTATACAAGCGCACAATCAGAGTTTATCTGCGAAGTCTTCGGAAACAAGTTTACAGCAGAAGAATTTGAACAAGGCATTGATTCACGACTTTTAACTAGAACAATCTACGCAACTGCAAACTATGTCATCGGAAATATCGTTGAAGCGAGCAAGATCCTGAATCCTGAAACTGCAGAGGAAGCAGAGCCGGGGGAGTAAGTTTGTCCGATGCTGTCTTAGATATGTATAACGCATTAGAGGACATTGGCTTTACTCAAAATCAGATAGACGAAATGGACATTGTCTATCACCTAAAACGCCTTGCACGCAGGAAAGAAGCGAGCAAGGAAAAGCCAAGTAAGAACGCTACAGCATCGGATAAACCTTTATACATTGATCAGATACCTGGACTGTAAAAGGTGGTGAGGGATTGAGCAAAGACATTAAAGTAAAGCTGTATTCAAATTCGTCCCAATTTAATGGGGAAATGAAAGCAATTTCAACTCAAATGAAGAACATAAAGTCTGAGTTTGAAAAAAATAAGACTGCTGTTGGTGTGTGGGGCAATGAACTGAAAACATCACAGACGAAAGTAAGAACCCTTTCACAGCAATTAGACCAGCATAAAATGAAGGTCAAAGCGCTTGAAAGAGCGTATGCAGATTCAGCCATCAAGAAGGGAAAGGATGCTGAATCAACGCAAACCCTAGCCCGCCGACTGAACTATGCAACAGCTGAAATGAATAAAACGCAAAACGCGTTAACACAAACGACCAACAAAATTCAGAGGATGGAAGCTGAGATAAAAAGAACATCCTCATCGCTTTATAAAATGGGCCAAAGAATGAATACAGTTGGCAACAAAATGAGAAGTACAGGTGCTTCGGTAGCGATGACTACGGGTGTTGCTTTTGCTGGCTTGGCCCTCCCACTAAAAGATGCAGTACAAGTGGGTATGGACTTTGAAAAGCAAATGAGTAAAGTTCAAGCTATTTCAGGTGGTACCGCCCAAGAAATAAAGAAGCTAGAAAAACAAGCAATGGACCTTGGGGCAACAACAGTTTTTACTGCTAGTCAAGCTGCGGATGCGCAAGGCTTTCTAGCGATGGCCGGATTTAAAGCAAATGACATCTATGCAGCGATGCCGGGAATGCTGAGCTTGGCTGCCGCAGGACAACTAGATTTAGCCGCCGCCGCCGACATCTCTTCCAACATGATGCAAGCCTTTGCGATGAAGGCTGAGGAAGCAGGTCACGCAGCTGACGTCATTGCATACGCTGCGTCTGACGCAAATACCAACGTAGAACAAATGGGCGAAGCATGAAATTCCTTGCGCCTAACGCTAATTCATTGGGCTGGGGACTAGAAGAATCAGCGGCCGCAGTCATGGCGTTTGGTGACGCAGGTTTACAAGGTTCTATCGCAGGACAAGCCTTTGGTACATCATTGATTAGATTAGCGACACCTGCTAAAAAAGCCCAAAAGGAAATTGATAGATTAGGATTCGCGTTCTTTGACGCAGCTGGAAATATGAAAAGTATGCCTGAAGTTGTGGCCGAAATGGAAAAGGGCATGAAGGGTATGACGAAGGAACAGCGAGCCGCAACCTTAAAAACCATTGTAGGAGCCGAGGCATATAAACATTGGGCTAACCTTCTGCAAAAAGGTAGTAAGGCTTTAAAAGAGAACACAAAGGCATTGAAGGAATCTGATGGTGCTGCTAAAGATATGTCAGATACGATGTTAGATAATGCACGAGGCAGCATCGTCGCCTTTAATTCTGCTATAGATGTAGCAAAAATCAAGTTAACGAAAGGTTTACTTCCTGTTTTCGGAGGTATGGCTGAAAAAGGCGCAGACATCGTTTCCATGTTTAACAAAATGGATTCTGCCACAGCCCAAACGGTTGCTAAAACTGCACTGTTTGCTACGGGTGTATTGGGTGCCACAACAGCAGTCGCAACGCTGACAATGGGTATCGGTGCGCTCTTAGCATTTACGGGTCCAGTGGGGCTTGCTATTGTGGGGGGAACAGCTTTACTAGGAGGCATTGCCGTTGCGACGTACGCTTACAATGAGCAGCTGAAAAACCAGAAAAAACGACAAGAAGAAGCAAAAGAATCGGCTCTTCTATATGGTGAGGGCGTTTCTAAAGCGACACAAAAGGCTGCTGCCTCATATGTCAGTCTACGTGAAAAAGCCACATCACAGCTGTTCCAGTTGACGCAGGTTTCAGGAAAAGAAGCAGATAAAATGGCAAATAGGTTACTTAAAACTTATCAAAATATGTCATCTTCTTTAGTCAAAGAATTAGAAGGATTTAAGACAGACGCATTGGCTGTCCTTAATGGTCTTTTTGAAGATCAAGAAGGGAAAATGAAAGAAAAGGGCGAGGAATGGTCCGATCAGCTTGTCGGGAAAATTGATGAGGATGTACAAACAGTTCGTAAGAAAATGAAACAGTTTGAGAAGTTAAAGGAAGAGACAGGCTTAATCACTTCTAATATGAACGAAGTACAACGCAGAACATTTAACGAGATCATCACATTCTTCCAACAGGCTACTAGTAAATTTGCGGCCAATCAAAAGGATGCTTTAGCTATCCAGCAGAGAGTTTCCGAGAGTCAAAATAAGTTATCTTTTAAAAATGCTAAAGGCTATAACGATCAGATCACTGAGCTGTATAAGGAAGGTCAGAAGGCAGCAAAAAAAGACAGAGATTATATGGATCAAGTGATGGATGAGGCTCTTGCTAAAGAAGCGATAAACGCAGAACAGCATAAGGCTATAAAAGCCAAAATTAACGCAGACTATCAAGAGTCTCTTGCTCAAAACCTAAACACATATAAGAAAAGCTCAGAAGCTCTTTTTGATCAAATGTCTAAAGATGGGCAACTGCTAGATTTAGAAACAGGCAAAGCGTTGGAAAGACAAAAAGAGTATTCAAGTAACTCAATGGGAATTTTCGTAGAAATAGAAGAAAGTGAGACTGCATACCAAGCGCGCTGGGCTGAAAAACAAGTTGCGTTTCTGCAAAAACTAGGAGACAGCAAAGAAGAAGCGCTAAAGCAAACAAGGAAATCCCTTGTTGAGTTTAACGAAGGATTAGGGCTTGCAAGTGACGAAGCAGCCACTCAAGCAGACAAAACAATTGCCGATGTAGAAAAGAAGATGAACCGCGAAACATCCGCCCGTAATTCAGGAAAGAAAATGGGGAAGGAATTTGCTGATGGTCTAATAGATGCTACGCCAAATACTTTAGCGAGTGGTTCTATTCTAAAACAGTCATTGGATTTGAAATTACGTGAAGAGAGTGGAATCCCTAGAATTGCAGGCAAAGAAAAAGGTCAATCGTTTAGTGACGGTATCAGTTCGTCAAAAGTTAACGTATCTAACAGTGGTACAGTGCTGCAGCAAGCACTTAGGCAAAAGCTAAGTGAAGGCAATGCAGGAGCTAAAACATCCGGTTCACAAAAGGGCCAATCATTCAGTGCAGGTATAAGCTCAACAAAAGGTAGCACAAGCACGGCAGCAAGCAGCGTAAACCAAACGGCATTATCCAATCTTAATAAAAATACGACCCAAGCTACTCAAGCAGGTGCAACAAAAGGAAAGAGCCACAGTGCGGGAATAACAAGCACAAAGGGTGCCAATACGTCTGCAGCCTCTTCCGTTAGTGCGACAGCAACAGCCCAGCTTGCCAAAACCACCGACGGCGGAGGCGGACAAAAAGCAGGCGTTCAATTTGCATCGGGAATCCGTAGCCAAGTCGGAAACGCCAGTAATTCAGGTAGTACCGTAGCACAATCAGGAAAAAATGGCCTGTCAAGTGTGAAAACAACTGGCACAGGTGCTGATTTTTCTAAAGGATTTGCTAACGGTATACGCAGCATGGGTGGCACCGGAGGTACGATATGGAAAGCTGCTTGGGCTATCGGTAAAGTTGCAATACGTTCACTGAAAGATTCCATACAATCAAAATCACCTGCAAAAAAGACCATTGCAGAAGGTGTGAACTTTGGCGATGGGTTTATCATTGGGCTTGGAGAAAAGGCGCAGGACGTGAAAAAGAGCACAGCAGCAATGGCGCAAGGTGCTATGACGTCCTTTAAGTCTGAAATTAATAGAATGGCGTTTAACATCCAGGGGGCAGCAGATGAAATAAACACGATGCGCGCCGAACTGACTGTGAAAAACGAAATTGATACGCCTATTCTAAATCAAAAGCTAGATGCCCTTATTAGTCTTCTATCAAATAATCTACAGACCAACAATGAAAGCGTAAGTGCTACAGGACAAACAATCAAAATCCATCCTGCGCCTGTCATTATTGGCGGTCATCATTTGGCAGACATCGTTTTTGAACAAGGTGACACATCCATACTGGATAAAAAGAGTGCTCAAAAATATGAGCAGAACGCCTATAAAGGAGGGCTGAAAAGATAAATGGATCTGTATTTTGATTTCAGAGACGGAATGGGGGAGCAACCTTTGTCGGGGTTACTGCCCTATTTTAAGTTGCTTAGCTTTACACCAGACGCGCCGAGCACTGACAGGGAGTTTATACAGTTAACTAGGTTTAACGGACTTGTACCGACGCAGCATCCACGCGACATAGTGTACAAGGAAAGGTCTATCAAGGTTGAGATATTGCTTGATGCTAAAATCGCGGCAAACTTTTATCAGTACAGACATGAGTTTTATAATCTGGTTGTTCAGCCCTCTTGGTATTACATCTCATGTGATCTACTTCCTGGGAGGCGTTTTGCGGTTACGTGTGACGGAGGCTTTACGATCCCTAAAGACAAGCAAAAAAACCAGGTATCTTTCCAAGTGGATTTTAACAATATTACAGGACTAGCAGAGTCAAAGGGCACGTCTTTAAGCGCGCAAAACTTTTCTAGTGAAAGATGGTTTTCGGGAATGGGAATCCAAAGGCGGGACGATCTGCAGTACCGTTTTAAAAACAAAAAACGTTTCAGTGTATTCAATCCTGGCTTACCTATTAATCCACTGCAGCATGATTATAATGTGCTGCTTAACGCAAAGGGAAAAAACGTGACTATCATCAATCATACGAATAACGAAAGATTGAAAATAGAGGCCGATTTAAAAAAGTCTCAGCAGGTCAGAAACCTGAAACAGTATACCGTTATCGGCAATAAAAGATTAAAAACGTCGGGAAGGCTGCCGTCCTTAGATAAAGGTATGAATGAGTTTGAGATACAGAATACAAATGACTTTGAAATTGTATTCGATACAAGATTTTATTTTCCGTAAAAGGGGGATGTCATGGCTGCAGCAGATTTTATAAAAAAACTAGCACCAGGGGCGCAGAAAGTCTATAAGAAATATAACGTGCTTGCGAGCCTCGTCATCGCACAGGGGTGCCTAGAAAGTGGTTTCGGAAAAAGTGACCTGTCTCAAAAGGCGCATAATCTCTTCGGAGTCAAGGGGACATATAACGGTAAATATGTTCTCATGTGGACAAGCGAACAAGACAAAAAAGGGAACGTCACCAGGATACAAGCTAAGTTTAGAAAGTATCCATCATACGCAGAGAGCTTAGCAGATCTTGGGAGCCTGTACACCCGTTTGAGTCGATATAAAGATGTGGTAGGCGAAAAAGATTATAAAAAGGCTACTGCAGCAGTTTCAAAAGGCGGATATGCTACCGACATAAACTATACAACAAAATTAAACAGCATCATCTTTACTTATAAGCTCACACAATATGACACCTTTGAAGATGTGCCGGATGAACCGAGTGAACCTGAAAAACCAACTAAACCGACATATCCAAGCAAGGAATACCAAGGCAAGGATGTAGAATTAAATGACGGGTTGCCCACTGACATTGATTTCAGGCAGCTGCATGTTTCAACCAAAGACGGCAAAGAGCTTGTGGAAATCGTCGGCGCTGTATTGGAGCTTCAAGACGATACAACGGGGAAAAAGAGTTTCACCTTTACCCTATTGCGGACCGAGGATAACGGAACTGAATTTGATTTGCTTGTTCCAGGGAACATACTGTATTTAGACGAGCAAGTATACAACCATCAAAAGTATTACATTACCGACATTGAGCTTGATCAGAGCAGGAAAAACGTACTGCAGAAAAAGGTAACGGCCAATCATGTGTACACTGTTCTTCTTGTAAATAGCAGGGTCGAGGAAAAAACGTCAAAGAAACTCAACATTAAAGAAGCGCTAGACATTGCACTTGCGGATACACCTTTTCAGTATGTCCTGAAAGAAAAAGAATCAGCATTTGATACCGTTGATCAAGACGGCTTCGGCGAAAAGAATAGAATCGAATTAATGGATCAGATTGTTGATGACTATGAAATAGAGCTTGATGTAAACAACTACGTCATCTATGTATATAAAAAGATGGGAAGAGTAGTAGATTACACTTTTGACAGCCGATACAATATGCCAGGCTTTAAGTTGAAGATCAATGATCAAAACACGTCAACTCGCGCATGGGGTTACGGTGCAGAAAAGAAAGCTAAGAAAAGTGAGACTAAATCAACTGATACAAAAACGAACGAGGATGAAAAGGAGAAAGAGCCTGAATACGAATTCGAGCCAATCCTATACATTCATCCTGCCGAAGATAAATTTTTGATCGAGGGTAAGCCGCGCTGGGGTGAGCCGATAAGAGATGACACAGTAAAAAAAGCAAGCAACATGGTATCTGCTTTGAAAAAGCATGTAAACCCGTATCCTGATGTGGTCGTCGAGGCAGAGTATCAGTATATCTATGAGCCAGCACTACAAGGCATAGAAGAGGATTTTTGGAAGGGTGACACGATACATGTCATTGCTGATACAGCTAACGGGATCACGTTTGAGGACGATGTAAGGCTAGTGTCTGTCACTTATAATCCTCTCAACCCGTATGACAGCCCTAAAATGACTTTCGCTAACTTTAGGAAAGACATCCAGGACTATCAAGTGAGCCAGGCGCGGCAGATTAAGCAGCAAAAAAGATACATTGATCAATTGATGAGAACGCTCAATTAGAAGCGTTTTTTCTTTTGGAATCGAAAGGAGTGAATAAATTGGTCCGGCTTAAAAAAGATTATGACACAACCCGAAATTCGGTCTACGAATCCCAATTGCGCGGCGACATGCAAACGGTTGAGAATGAGCTTAATAAAAATGCAACTGAATTACAGTCTCACAAGGATAGTAAAAAAGCTCATTTGTCTAGTCAGATTATGCATGGTCTATTTACGGTTGCCAACAGGATTGACAACATGTGGGCTAGATTGACAAACCTTGTTCTCAATCATGACGGGAAGGATGTCAAGGAAGTTGTAGACATTCGAGTTGCAAGGGATGCATCTATTCATCCTACAGCAAAAGACAGATTAGACTATGACTTTCAATTACTTGAAGAAGAAATAGAAGCAGCTGCCGTTTCCCTGAATCTAAAAAGGTTTATTAAAAAGTACGGCAGTTTTACGGTAGGATTCAAGGCAGCTCTTAGTCTTGCGAAATTATATCCTGTGCATATTGTCGTGCCACCCGGAAAATACAAACTAATGGAGACTGCACGCATCTATAAAAACACTCACTTAACCCTGCAAGCTGGTGCCGTTATTAAACGTGGATTTGTGGGGTCAATGCTTGTAAATGGGGATAAAGACGATCAGACAAAAGGTTATAACGGCCACGGGAACATACTGATTGATGGGCAGGGCATGTTTGATAGCGCAGGGGGTGAGATCAAAGAGCAATGTTCAGTCTTGGGATTCGCTCATGCTGAGCGAATTATCATCCGGGACATCACGATCAAAGATGTGTGCGGCGGTCATGCCTTTGACTGTGCAGGTAATAAACACGTATTAATAGAGAATGTATGGTTTAAAGGCTTCGCTGATTATAAAGGCGACAGATGGTTTTCTGCTGCGATTCAGCTAGACTTGATGAGATCGGCGGGCAACTTCGGCGCATTTGGAGCGTATGATCAAACCGTGAGCAAGCATGTCACTATTAGAGACTGCTATTTCAGTAGATCAGAAAATCTAGGGGGATATGCCCGCGGAATAGATTCACACACCAGCACCGATGGCTATTGGTATTCTGATATCCATATAGAAAACAACGATTTTGAAGATACGACCGAATACGCAATATCAGGAAACAAATGGGAAGATGTTTTAATAAGCCGAAACCGATTTAAGAATTGTGCATCCGGCGTAAGGCTCATGATTCCAAGAGTTGAATCGGTTTACACGCAAGATGCAAACGGCAATCCTACGAACAGGGTTAACAAAGTAAAACGTCTTTCAGTCAAAGATAACACTTTCACCAATATCAAAGTGCGTCATGCCATTCAGGTATATGGCCGTAAAGGGATTCAAAAAATTGACGACGTTGAAGTTTCCCAAAACAAGATCAATGGCGTAAAGGTCAAGCATGCTATTCACTTATCAGATGTGGATGGCTTTTTGGTGTCTCACAATCAATTTAGAGACATCAAACATCATGGGGTGCTCTTAACACGCTGCAGCAATGGCAAAGCTGATCTAAACATAGGACGGGACATTGAAGGAAACGGCGTGCGTGTGGAATTAGGCTGTAAAAATGTTGATATAACAAACACAACTTTACGTGAAGTTGGCTATTCGGGAATATCTGTTTCAGGCGATTCAGAGGACATAAACGTTGATTTCAGTGATATTCAGAATGCCGGAAAAAGGACTTCCACATCTAATCCCTATTACGGAATTATCTTCATGGATGGAGTCACCGATTCGGCAGCAAGATTCAACAAAGTGCGTGGGAAAAAATGCAGATACGCGATGTATATGACTAGCAAGTGTTCAAGGATTCAGCATTTTGGAAACAGACTTAAAGGAGCTGGCGCAGAAGGTTCTTTGAAAGACAACAGCATTGATCCTATTAAAACAGTCGAGAATGTAACATGAGAGAGGTGATAACATGATTCGGAAGAACGGTCCACTTGATTTTGATGTAAACGCATATACCAGTTCAAGTGTATCAACCAGCATAAATTTTTGGACACAGGATCGACAGACAGCTAGGCTCATATTCAAACTCACGAAAGATGGAGTACCACTGCCTTTAGCAGCTGTCACGGGAAAACTTGTACTAGTTATGTCAGATGGTAGCCGATTTATTCGAGATGTAACGATAGTTGACAGAGTGAATGGTCAAGCCGAGTACGTTTTGTCGGATCAAGAGATCAAGCATTATGGAAATGTACAAGCTGAGCTGAATTTGTATTATACAAATGATCAATCTATGTCCGTGCATCAATTCTCTTTCCATATATCTAAGTCTCTTATAGATCAAGATATTGCGCCAATCACTGAGTATTATGTGGACGAGTTCGAGGCTTTAAGAGCAAAGATAAATGAGCTTTACAAAGAGTCCATACAAACGATTGAAGATCTGAGGGCAAAGTTTGAGGACTTGGAAAAGATCGAAACAAAACAAGGCGCGCAGTCTAAAGTAGATGCTGCGCTTAAGGCAGCCAATAAATACACGGATGCTCACGCGGAAACACCTGCTGGTGCAAAAGATAAAGTAGCGGCGGCGCTGGAAGCGGCAAAAGAATACGTTGATCCGCACCTTGAAAACAAAAAGATTCACGTAACGGAATCAGAAAAAAGTAACTGGAATAACGGCCAGATGCACAGGCTTACACCTAACGACGGTAAAGTTGCAAGGTTGCCAAACGGTACTGATATTTTTTTACTGCCAACGGGTTTTTATATGGGAGCAAATCTGATAAATCTGCCTGTAGAGAATGATTCCAGTTTCTATTACATTGAAGTTTTAGAAACATCATATGTACAAAATGAAGTTAATTACAAAAGGATTATTGCTACAAGGTCATTTGATAATATGACTTGGATTGGCACGTTCCATGCACAAGGCTTTCGAGGATGGAAACGTCTCTTAACAGACGGAGATGATGTAGCGCTGCTAAAAAAACAAGTCGCTCTCCTTACATTGCAGATTTCGCAGTTGCAGAGAGGCGGGGCATCATGATTTATCCAACGGCGGCCGACATAAAAGTATTTTGGGATTGGGGCGTGTATACGCCTGAAATCATGAGGGAGTACGTTTCGTTGAAAGTTATCACTAAAACAGAATTTGAAGAGATCACAGGTTTGAAGTTTGACAAGCCTGTTGTCTCAGTAGATTTAGGAACAACAGCATCTTAACAGGTGCTTTTTATTTTGCCTTCGAAAGGAGGTGACAAATGAATGGGGGATATAAAATTGTTTATTAACTTTGAAACTTTGGATTTAGCGAAGACTTATTTATTTGGCGGTGTGAAATTTTTGGACTTGCTTGTGCTGCTAAGTGTTATTGACGTTCTGACGGGTATCATCAAAGCGTGGAAAGTTGGCAAACTACGCAGCCGTACAGCATGGTTCGGTTACGTGCGTAAAATGCTTAGTTTTGTTGTCGTGATTGTTGCTAACATCATTGATCAGATCATGGGCTTAAATGGAGTGCTGACCTTCGGGACAGTCTTGTTTTACATCGCCAATGAAGGGCTTTCAATTGTAGAAAACCTTGCACAGATCGGTGTTAAAATTCCAGCTTCCATTACAGACCGCCTTCATGTGATCGAGTCTGACAGCCAAAAAGAAGAAGAGGAAAAGAAAGCTGCTGAGTAATCGGCGGCTTTTTCTATAAAAAAACAAATTAAGGAGTAGATGAACATGACAAAGAAAATTATGCTTGATCCGGGACACGGCGGGCACGATCCCGGCGCAGTAGCACACGGATTAAAAGAAAAGGATCTTGTACTAAAGGTCGCAAAGAAAACAAAGGCGATTCTCGAAAAGGTTTATGGGGCAGCAGTCAAACTTACGCGATCAACTGATGTTTATATTGATCTATCCCAAAGAGCAAGACTAGCAAATAATTGGGGCGCTGATTATTTTGCATCTATCCATATCAATGCAGGAGGCGGAACAGGCTTTGAGACGTTTCGTTTTGATAAACTTTCTGCAGCATCCAGCACTGGCAAGCAGCAAAAGATCGTACATGATTCCATTTATAAAAAGATCAAAGAAAAAGCAGTAGACCGCGGGAAAAAGTCGGAAAATCTGGCCGTGTTAAGAGAAACAAAAATGCCAGCAATATTGACTGAGAACCTATTCATCGACCGTAAAGAAGATGCCGAGCTGCTAAAACAAGATTCGTTCCTAAACCTATTGGCCGAGGGACACGCAGAAGGTATTGCGGCGGCCGTCGGTTTAAAAAAGGTATCTTCTTCAACTAAGACAAAGCATAAAAAGGAAACAGCGCCAAAAGGCGTTAAAATGGCCGTGGTGAAGCCGAATGCTGACGGGTGGCTATGGGTCTATGATAAACCAAGTTGGTCAGCAAAGCACAAAAAAGTAAAGCCGGGAGAGGCTTTTACAATTGATAAAACCGTCAACGTAAACGGATCGAAAATGTACAAGCTTAAATCAGGTCTTTATATCACAGCTGCGACAAAATATGTTGATGTTAAACAAAAGTAAAATGAAAAGCCCTTCCAAATTGGAGGGGCTTTTTTGTGTTAATTCAAGTTCACCTATATATTATCCATATTTTGGAGGTATCGAAAAATCAAGTAGCGAAAGGAGGAATACATCTATCTTGTGTAATACTTCTTATTACTTATTTTTACATAAATGTTGGAAGATGAAAGGGAATTTGCGATAATAAATTGAAATTACCTTGGATAAACATGAAAAGTAGATGTGTAGAATGTTTGATTTTTCTCTGATTTGGGAGGTGAACTATAATGAATGGGATAGATATATTAGAGAACGCTTCAAGACTTGGTCAATTAATTCTTTTCTTCTCTGGATATGCTCTTTATTGGAAACTAGTCAAAACAAAAAAAGAGCGCCCTCTCACTAAGTACGAGAATTTTCTTAAATTTTTTGTAATGCTAGGCATGCTCCTTTATTTTTTCTCGTTTTTATCTTTAAACTTGTGGGGGTAACATGTCGTTTTTTGTCTAATCATGTCTGAAAGGTTTAACTCTCTCTTAAATACCTTTATTTTACATAATTGTATGATAAAGTTAGTTTTGAAAAGGGGGATTTAAAATGAAAAAACTGATTTTTCTTTTGTTAGCATTAGTTCTGGCTATAACTGCATTTGCTCCAGCTGCTGCTGCAAAGACACAAAGCACAAAGGGATTAGAGGGTTTGACTGAAGAGCAAATTGAGAAGTCTTTAAAAGAAATTGAATACATCTTCACAAAGATTATCATTTCTGATAAAGAAGAAGGCTATATCATTAATGAAGAAGAGCTTGCAAAATCACCTTATACAGATGCAGCGAAAGATGGAATGATCGCTTTTGCAGCTTATATGAATCAAGAAGTGGTCACTCAAAGCAACACTGTTACGAGATGTATTGAAGATGCAGTTGGTATCGCTAAAGGTACTTTAAAGCATCTACAAAAGGCAATAGATAAGGGAGATTGGATGGCAGTGGCAGTATACCTAGGCGGGATTGGCTTTGCAATTAAGCCAAGCGTATTATTCGTATTCATGCTGTTTTGTGGTGCGCCAGTAGCCAAAATTGCTCCTGCTCAATATGAATAACATTATTATGTGAAATTGGCCGTCCTCTTGGGCGGCTTTTCTCTTTTATTTAAACCTCCATTCCTTCTTCTCTTTATCCCATTCAATTTCATTTCTTGTCACAAGGTTTTTCACTGCTGTACGAATCGTCGGCTCATCCTTGCCCGTTTTCCTTTTCAGATCCTCCATCGTAGGGTTCTTTCTGAATCTACTCATGTTGTAGATGATTCGGTATAACTTTCTTTCAAGATCCGTCACGGCGCACCCTCCTATAAAAAAGAATGTATGTTCGATTATAAGTGTAAACAAAATCCCCTTCAAGGGGATTTGCAGGGGATATAATAATTTAAAAACATACCACACCTAAGAATTTATTTAGGTTCAATATTTAATATTAATGAAATGCCAGGAATTTTAGTTAATTGAACAGAGTAATCGCCGTCAATTATACTAAGTGACTCTTTATCATTATTTAAAAAATCATTTAAGTGTTTAAAGTCAATACCTAGTATATGAAGCACAGCTAATGTATTTCTCATTCCATGTTCAGATGATATATTTCCTGATCCGGTTGTAAATATGTTTAGGCGAAAGAAGTTTTTATCTAAATCATGCCATGCTTGAAGGTTAAAAGTGCCGCCAAAGTCGTCAAGTTGCATTAATAAATCTTTTGTGTAAACTTGACCTCCTGCTACATCAGAGAGTTTATAATCCCCAATTTCATCAAAGTTAATTTTTTCATTTTCAAAAGATAAATCTACTTCGTTATATGCACTCACGAATTCATCAATTGTGAAATTAAAGTTTTTCTTTGTATTATCAACGTCATCAGTTTCATTATTTTCTTCAATCTCAATGGCCTCAGAATCTTTTTCTTTTGAAGTTGTAGTGCTACTGCTACATGCACTTAATGTAGTAATACTTATTATAAGTATGAAAAAAAGCAAAATGTGTTTCAATTTAAACCCTCCAAAACAAATATTTTCCAAATAAGTCTACCATATTATTCAGTTGGAAAGAGAGGTAATAATGTTTTTTCCAAATTAAGAATATTACGGAATTGATGGTCGGGATGTTATAATTTAGTAAGAACAATTCAAAATTGGGGTGTGTTATATGCATTTCCGAAAAGAATCAGTTGAAGAAATCATCAAATATGACGATTACCCTTATAAGGTCTATACAAGGGTTTCGACAGACCGCGACGAGCAAATAAGTTCTAAGGAAAACCAAATTGACGTTTGTCGATATTGGATCGAGCAACATAACTATGAATGGGATGACCGTTCTGTTTTGTTAGATGATGGGATCAGCGGTACCGTCCTTGAAGATAGGGCAGCAATGAAATACATTTTTTCATTGGCTGAAAAGAAAGAAATAAAAATGGTTATTTTCAAATCCATTACACGTCTTGCCAGGGATTTGAAAGATGCCCTCTATATTAGAGAGATTTTAGTATCTAACGGTGTTCGTGTCGTGACGCTTGAAGAAGATTATGATAGCCTGTACGAAAGCAAAGCTTCGATGAAATTTGAAATGTCGGCCCTTTTCGCAGAGCAGTTACCTAAATCTATGTCCGTAAACATAAGTGGGGTACTTGCAGCAAAGGCCAGACGAGGAGAACATTCTGGAAGAATACCGTATGGTTATATGAAAGAGGGGAAATACCTCGTTATTAATGAAAATGAAGCAGATGTCATAAGGTTGATCTTCCATTTATATAACAACGAGGGATTAGGCCAAAAAAGAGTTACATACGCTTTGCAGGAAAAGTGTAAAGCTGGTGAAATACCTCCGCCCAGAAAAAGAAGTAACTGGCAACTCACAACGGTACAGACTATTTTAAAAAACCCTATTTATTGTGGAGTCCACATTGCTAATAGACATACGACGATAAAGGTAGATGGACGAAAGAAATTCATTAGAAATCCACCTGAAAAATGGACTGTTTATGAAGATTTCTGCCCGCCAATTGTTTCTAGGGAAGATTGGGAAAAAGCTAACAATAAACAAACAGTCAATAAAAAGAGAAAATTCACACCTTGGAATGAGTTGAGAAAGTTAATTATTTGTGGGAAATGTGGATCTAAAATGGTGATCATCCAAACTCATCGAGACAAGAAAAATGGAGAAAGAACTTATTGGAAATACCTAAAATGTAGTAATTTCAGAAGGTCTGGGAAAGATGGATGTGTGAATCATGTTCCGATCAAATATGAAGAACTTCGAGATTTTGTGGTTGAAAATCTCATTACATTTTCAGAGGGCATTTCACACGACTTCAAGAAAAATGCTCTTGAACAAAAGGAAAAACAAATTAAAGCCATAAAGGCAGAATTGAAATCTTTAGAGACACAAAACAAAAGATTGTTAGAACTGTACTTAGAAGATCAAATGATTACAAAAGCCGAATTTAAAAGTAAACGGCACGACATTCAGGCTAAAATAACAAATCTTGAACAGAGTTTATTTTCATTACAACATGTACAAAATGAGAAGAATTCAATTATTGAAATGAAAGCAGTCATTCAAGAACTTGAAGATAGAGAAAAAGACTTAAAGCACGTGTTTGAAAAGCTGATTGATCGTATCGTTATTGATCCAAATGGGAAAATAAACATCTATTATAGATTCAAATGACAGCACGGATAACGTTTTGCAAAAGGTACGCTTAGCAAATGCC